CACTGGGTTAATTCACGTAACCGCAGGAGGAACAGTGACTACAGAATCATCTGCTCAAGGTAAAACTGCAGGAACACTATACTGGAAAATTCCGGATAGTATTAGTGGCAACTATAGATATCAGTGCAGTGCTCATCCTAGCATGATAGGTGTCATTACAATCAAGAACTTCGGCAGTATTTAATTTTTCTTCGATTCTAAAATTATAAATCGAATAGCTGATTTATTTTTGAATCTAAAATTGTTGTATTAAATACTTGTTTGTAAAGTATCTGAGATCATGAATCCACAAATTATTCCAATTTTTCCTGCAGCTATCTATAGAATCAATCTTAGAAAGTTATCAGCACCTGAACGAATTGCGTATGACACTAATAATGTAACCTCTATAAGTAGACAAGGCAATCAAACATCTGTTAATTCCTCTCTACTTGATGACACGGTATTCTCAGATTTGAAAAACATATTCATGGAACACGTACACAATTATGCTAGAGAAGTGATCAAAACTGACTGTCAATTCTATATGACAAATTCTTGGAAAAATCAAAATAAAAAAGGACAACCGCACGATCTGCACAATCACAGGAATAGCGTGATTTCAGGAGTATACTACGTGAATGTTGCAGATAGTGAAAATTCTATTTGTTTCAACAGGCTAACATCACCGTTTTTCATGGAGTTTGAGTGCAGCGAACGCACACCATTTAACAGCATAGAATGGCAGATTCCTGTTGAAGATGCAATGTTAATACTTTTTCCTTCTAACCTTTATCACAGCGTGCCTGTAAATACCACAAACAATGAAAGATTGAGTATTTCTTTTAATACTTTCATCAAAGGTAATTTCAATAATAACACTCTTGTGATCAGTGCGTAATATAAATATACTATATAATTTCAACCATTTAGGAGTTAATTTACATGAACACAATATTACCAGCCCCAGAAGGCTACCAAGAACCACTAGTTGCACCTCCAGATCTTAATCCAAATACACCGTTGGCTATACCGGTGCCTTTAGAAGGCAAAACGGCAGCTAATCTTAAACTGGCATTTGCTGCCGAGGCACGATCTAATGATAGATATCATTATTTCGCCACCGTAGCTGAAAAACATGAAGATGCAAATGCCACAGCCTATTTTAAACAGATTGCTGAAGACAAACACACGTTTGCTCAAGGACATTTAAAAGAAGCCATATTGGGTGGGTTAGGAGACCCGGATACCGGAAAACCATCTACACATATTACCCAGGTATTAGAAACTGCAATTGCTGCTGAAATGCAAGCATCGGCTGAGATGTATATAAAATATGCAAACGATGCTCGAGAAGAAAATTTACTGCATTTAGCAGAATGGTTTATTGAAGTATCAAGAAGATCAGCTGCCCATAAAAAATCATTTGAAGACCTATTAAAATACTACGATCCTGCTACACCGAATCCAGAACTTCGCGCAGATTGGTAAAGCTGCGAATGGGTTATATAATCTGTTTGCATGAATCAAATAGACTTAAATCTACCAATATTTCTACACCAAGGTTTAAAATCTTATCCAATTGATTGGATGAAGACTCAGGTGTTAGCAGCACACCAAACGGCTAATTATACAACCGGAAACAATTTTCAAATCAAAGATTCTTCCGGTGTATTTTATACCTTATACAAAGATTTTTTTCGCATTGCCAGTCAGCATTTTGGTCCACTACAACTAGATCAAAGAAATCTTGCCAACTGCTGGGGATATGTTACAAATAAATTTTTTTATAAAGGCGGCATCCATAATCACCTAAATACCTGTGTAATTAATGCTGTTTACTATTTGAATATACCCGAGACTGCAGATAGACATCAAGGGTCTCTAAGTTTTTATGATAATAACTTTCATGAAATCTATAATATAAAACCCGAAGTTGGTGATTTGATTATTTTTCCAGGATATCTTAACCATCAGCCTCATCAATCATTCTCTTTAGATTATAGAGTTTCTATTAACATGGAAATTATTTGTCAAAATGTCTGGGGTGTTGACAACAACTCTGTTTTGAGTTAATGATTGCTTGTAAAATCTGTGTTAATGTGTTATACTCAAAGACATGACTGCACAAAAGATTATATTTTATCCCACTATACCTGGCATCGATAAGACAATGCCGATTTTATCTGCAGATAAAATCGTGCATAATTGGAAACAGGAAGCAGCTAGAGAATTTAAAAATCAAAAAAATAATCTTGGCCATACTATACACAGTATTTCTAATTGTCCTGGAATCAATACTCTACAGAGCCAAGGATATGTGGTGCGAGCGTGGCAAGATATCTATATCAACGCAGGTTCACCGCACGATAAAATACAATGGCGTACTCCCATTGATCAGCAGAAAATTAACGGCAGTCCGGCAATTGAAGAACATCAAGATAGTCTGTTTAAAACATTTCAATACTGGCCGCACCACTCTAGTCGATCTGTAATAAAGTTTATAACCGGCTGGTGCTGTAAGATTCCAAATGATTATATGTTGATACAAACTCCTGTGTTTTATGCAGATGAAAATCGATTCACTGCGCTGAGTGGGATTTATTCAAGTGACTATGGAATCAATAATATCAATGTTCCGGTATTTTGGCATAATCTCAACGAGGAAACGGTAATCAAAGCTGGTACTCCTCTTGCGCAATTAATTGCAGTTCCTAAAGACTCTTTGGAACTAGAAATCAGAACTGATATTGGCAAAGAAGAACTAACGATAAATTATATATTGATGAACAATAGTTTCGTAAGAAATTATGCCAAGATCAAATCATTTTTTCAGAGGAATCACTAGTGCAAAGTACATTATTTGAAACAAAATTTTATGGATATTATATAAATGATTGGGAATTAAAGAAAGAAAAAATTTCTGAAAAAATTAATATCACATCATTGATAAGAAAACCTGATCAATTGTTCACAAGCGATCGAGGTAATAACAACTATCAGTCTGAATTTGTTGAAATTTTTAAGAATGAGTTAGCACTATTTTCAAATGAAATTAAAGTAGACTCATTAGATATAGGCGACGTATGGACAGTATCTTATGCAAAAGGAGATTTTCATATCCCTCACAATCATTCGGGTGTGGGCTATTCCGGAATCATATATTTAGATTACAATGAAACCTTGCACAGCCCGACTTATTTCATTAACCCTACAAATGACCCCATAACTGATCAAACAGAGATAAAGCAAATTAAAGCCAGCGAAGGATCAATGATTATTGTACCCAGTAATATTTTACACTATACGTTGCCTAATAATTCACACAAAATCAAAACTATAATTGGCTTTGATTTAAAATTTAAATAAGGTATATTCAATGGCCCACGAAGTTATTCCGTTATTTCCAACACCGTTGTTTGTTGCAGAAATACAAGGATTTACCAACGAAGAATTAGAATTTGTAAAACAACCATCTTTGTATGCTCGATACAAAGATGAACCAGGAAGATGTGTAGGATCGGATAGATTTGATATTATACATTTACCTGAAATGTCGAGAGTATGTGATTTTGTGCAAACACAGTTGAATCTATATGCTCGAGAGGTAATGTCTATACCTAATCAGTTGTTTCCTACTATCAGTTGGTTGAATCGCACCACAACAGGCGCATATCATTATCAACATCATCATGTAAACAGTATTGTCAGCGGAGTTCTATATTTTACAGAAGATCCTGCCCCTATTGAATTTCACACAGACAAAAATTGTGTTTGGGGCCCATTAAAGATGTTTCCTACCAAATATAATCAATATAACACTCATAGCACTACTGTTGAAATCAAACAGGGAACATTATTAATATTTCCGTCCTATCTAGAACATTCTGTAATGAGATCTGTGGCAGATACCGATAGAATAAGTTTATCTTTTAATACTTGGATAGACGGAACAATAGGTCAATTAGATAAAACTAGTTTTCTAAATTTAGATGATCCGACATTGAAATTTGAGCCCAAAGACAATCTTAATGTGTTGATAGAACGACAAAGATTGCAAAAATAATTAATTTAAGATTTAACTTTTCTGTGCCTGTGCCCAGTCTCTGATTCTAGTTTCTAATTTTTTTCGCAAATCTGATATTTCATCTTTCATTTCGTTGCCCATAGTTGGTAACTGTCTAGAGTATATCATTTCTAGATGCATGTTATCAAGTTTTTTAATGCTGTAGGTTAACTTTTGCAATAATTGCACAGTTTCATTTTTTACACTGCCCTCGGGCATGGTGGCTATCACTGATTCATATCTTTCACAGTCTTTGATAAATCTAGTAGATTTTTGCAGTATGCTTGACATTTTCTAACTCCAATATGGTTTCAATTTTTGTACGAATTATGGTATTGCTCAGCGTGTTTTTTAAACCGGTATGTAATTGTTTAGGCAAGTGATTCAATGCAGCCCAACATATAGTAGCAGCTGATGTTGTGAGAAATTCATCATCAACTAGACAGATATATGTTCCATATTCAAATCCACGGTCCTCACTGAGATACAATTCTATGGGTAAAATTTTACCCACTGAGAAATTATTTAACAACGGTTCAGCATCTTCCAATAGACTGCTATTTCTCACAAAGGTAGGCACAGTCCATTTGGCATCTTCTAAAATAAGAAGAATTCTCTTGGTATTTTTGCTTAGAAACAGTAAACCGGCACGTTGTTGCATCTAGATACTTATCAAGCATTTAGATCAAATCTCCAATATCCGGCAGCGTATTCACCTTCAAACGATCTTAACCATTGTGTGCCATCCCACTTGTATTGCACACCGGTGGTCAAATTAGTAAAATATTGAATAGCAGTAACAGTGGCAGGATCAAAAGTTTCTTGCCACACAGCACCAGTCCATTGAATTATGGAATTGGCCTTGATCACTGTATCGTTGCCTATGAGATCTTTCCAAGCATCTGGGCCATCGTAGGCAGTTGAACCAGAATCAAAGTTGTTCCATCCAGCGTCTTCCACGTGCTGTCCAACATTGGCACTAGGATTGACATCGTCTAATACTAGATATCTTGTGCCTACAGGTATGGCAGCAATACTTCCAAATTTTTCAATAGGACTAAACTTGTAGGGATCAACAATGGCAGTAACGGGTGATATTGTATTGGAAGGTACGGTGTCCATATCGAGATCGATCACTAGATATGTGGGATCAATTTCATTTACTGTAAATGTACCAGTGACTTCGTAGCCACTAGGTTGTGTAAAATGTATTCTACTGGTACCAGTATATCCACCGTGAAGCTCCAAGACCTTATACCAATCTAGTCTTTGTTGATTGCCTTTGTAAAGAGTCTCATCTAGACCCAAGGCTATCACTGCTTCATAGACATTTAACACTGTGAGATCATAGAATCCTGTGGCCTTGTTCAAGATCAGCAATACACCAAATCGATCCACGGTGTTTCGTATTTGAGTGGTTGCACCGTCACCGTCACCGTTAAATATGAGATCTTCTAGATCCAACAGTTGACCTGATTCTCCAAAAACATTCATGATGATGTTTTTAATGATGCCCATTTTCTTGACCTTGGCGGGCGGACTGATCCAGATAGGAGTTTGAAAATCTAGAGTACAGATATCAATATCACTTTCTGTACCTTGAGGAATAGTTCTTGAACTAAAATTTATGCTGCTGAGATCTACCACGCTGATACTGGTCCAGTCAACATAATTGTCTGTGGTTTGAATTTCAAGACTGGGATTAAACAATACTAGAATTTGTTCCAGCAATTGAAGTTTTTGATCTGTGTTACTGGTCCAAATTTCTGCTTTCATAGACAGTTTAAATGGAGTGGGCATGAGTCTTTCCACGGTGTAACCACCGCCTTGTACACCGCCGTATTCTCTTTCACCTGCTGGATTGGTGGTGTACTGCCGTTCTCTCACAGATAGTTTACTAACAAAACTGTAATCACTAATTCTAGAGTTATCTAACTCAAGTCCGCTAATATAACAGGCTATTCTAGGTACCGTTGACAGTTTGTTTTCACTGTTGTCTTTGATCATGCTAGCAACCTGTCTAGTCATATCACCGTACAACACAGGCACGTGTCGCTCTTCAGGAACATCGCCTCCAGTTTTATATTTGAATCCTATAAAGATTCTCATAAACTGGGTGACATATCGTCTTACTTGCGCATCGTAAAAATAATCCATTATTCATCTGCCTCTGGTCTAAGAGCCTTGCTGAGACTCTGTCTTTCTTTCACAGTGTGTCCATCTATTGTGGCTGTATTTGTATTATTGATGAACCCAGCTTTTTGTGTCAGGCGAACATCTTTGCCTTCAAATTGATCGCTCACTCCAACATCACTTGGTCCGAGATTGCTCATGGTCATTCTCACCTTGTCTTCAACTTTGACCCATCTTGATCCGTTGTATCTAAACAACCTATAAGGGAAGTAATCTTTACGTAGACAGAATTGACCATCTGCAGGAGCTATCGGAAAGGCTATACCGGCTGTGAATGGCGCACCGTTTGGAGGAACTCCGCCGCCTACTAGGTATCCGTTATAACCAGATACTTCTGATGATAACAGAGCAGTGGCAGCAGTGGCCCCTACATATACGGGAGTACCATCGGTGTTGTACAAGAGATTGCCGTCTTCATCAGTGGCCTGAGTTTCTAGACTAGCGTCTAATTGACTGGTATCTGCGCTGACTAATACCGGCAATTGATTTTCATCCACTGTCAACGTGTAAAACTGTGTGGTATCCGAGCCGCTTCTCGGAGCATCTGCTTCAGCCTGATCGAGAACTGCCTGAGTGATCTGCATTTCTTTTTCGTAGGTGCTCATTATGTTTCGTAGGCTGTCGGCTAGTTCATAATAGACAGCATTAGGAGGCGCAACTCCGGTAACTTCTTGTAGCACTGTATAATGTTTTCCATCCAGTCCAGTAACAACATCGCCTGGATAGTAGGTCACAGCTGCATTGTATGTGCCAACCATTGCATCTTTGTTGGCAACTTGATCTAGTATTTCTTTGAATTCTTGACTGTCAACCAGTGGTTTACATTTGGCACGATATAGATGCGGATACCAAGTAACTGAAAATCCTTCCGCGGCTCGATTTACTTCCTCAATCACATAGAATCTTTTTAGAGCAAATTGAAAATCATTGAGAGCATGATCGTCTTTGAGATGTGGCAGTTCAATAACATCCCCACTGATCAATTTACGACCTAATTTTTCAATAGTATCGTTGATGTGAAAGGTTATAAAAACTGTGTCGTTTTGTAAAAATAATCCAAACTGACTGAGATTGAAATCTAGATCTTGTAGACTGTACACACCTCGCATTACGTAAATGTCGGGATCGTATTTGCGATCTCTATTTTCTAGGAACAGCAAATCCTGTATCTGTGTAGGATCGCTTGTGTTATACACGGGTAGAGTAGGCGAGGCTGGATTACCTGTAGATCCGGGTCCTAGATATCGATGTATAAAAACATCAGTACCTCCAACCTGGAACATTTCCCAGATATTTTTATCTATAAATTTATAATCATTGCCCTTTTCGGGACGGTAAAGACTTAGTCTTGGCATAGTAGTATATTTACCGCTACGATAAATAACAGTATGAGCCAAATAGACCAATCCAAGCAAGAAGTTTTTAGTTATTGCAAAGCCATGCTGGGCGACGGCATGATTGATGTAGAACTAGATCCCGTACATTACGAAACTGCACTAAACAGAGCATTAGGCGTGTTTCGACAGCGTTCAGACAATGCTGTTGAAGAAAGTTATGCGTTTTTAACACTGAGAGAAAACCAGCAAGAATATATTTTGCCAAAAGAAGTACAACAGGTGCGACAGATATTTCGTAGATCAGTTG